TTGGCGAAAGAGGATACGATTATGTCAGTAGAAGCAGAAGTGTTCATAGCGGCAGATGTATTGGCGTGGAACAATGAGGGAATGACCAGACAAGAGTGGATTGATCTCTTAATGGAAATGGGAACACAGCCTAGAGAGGCTATTATTGAGAAACTAAAAGGGGATATAAGATGAAATATGTACTTTACTTAACACTAACTATATCAACAGGGACTATCGACATCACACGGACGGGCTACAGTCTTGAGAGCTGTAGTACTGTTCTTGAGAACACTTTAGCGTACTTTACAAAAGAGACAGATTATGCTATACTGTCTATTCAATGCAACACTGTAACTGATATTTAACCAAAAACTACTAACACCGTTAGTAGAAAACTAGGAGCTAGAAGATTATGAGTACTTTATTTGACGCAATACTTACAGCAGATGTGAGTGACGAGCAGAGTAAGCTGTCGGCTGAGGCAGCAGGATTGGTTTGGGGTGAGTTAAGGGATTCATCAATGAAGGTGTGGAGTAGACAAGGATTCGCTGACTTGTTAAAGGGCGATGAGGACAAATTCATGGAACAAAAATATGCCTCGTTTCCTGAATCAAAGAAGAAGGATGGGACTTGGAAGTACCGTAAGTTCAACTACGTTGACACAGCAGGGCAGCGTCAGACGGGTGGTTTGCCCCCAGCATGGAGTTCAAGCAAAAGTGTGATCAACAGAGCCTATGACGAGAACGTGCAAGTAGTGTACGATATGTCAAAGACTCAGGTTGAAGCCCTGACGAAGGCAGCCGTATTAGAGAAAGAACCCCAAGCGACTGATTGGGAGAAGCTAGAGGGAGTAATACGCACAGCCAAGAGAATTTACGAAAAGCTCTCGTTAAGTGATCAAGATAGAGCACGAATCCAATATAGTAACTTTTTAGGAGAATAGACATGACTATGACAGACACAGTGGCAGCCCTTCTGAAAGAAAAGAAGGAGCAGATGGGTAATGCACCATCAATTAAAAAAGTAGCTACAGCAGCAGCAGTTGCAATAAATCCTTTAGTGGATGTATCTATGTTCCCTGTTCCCAAGAACACAATCACTTACGAGCAAATCGTAGGAGAACCGCATCCAGACGGTGTGGTTCGTAATTATCCAGCCTTTCTAGGTGCTTGGGACTACCCAGAAGACGTACCAGAGCCTAATCCTAAATGGGTTAGAGATCATAAGACGCTACCGATACTGGTGGCGGCGGTTATGTATCGCAAAAATGCATTAGCAGTGGGTGAGGCTGGTAGTGGTAAAACCACAGATGTACGAGAAGTTGCTGCAAGAGTAGGTATCCCGTACTATCGTGTGAATGGAGTCGGCGGGTCAGAACCTAGTGATTTTGTAGGGGGTAGTCAGCTCTCAGACGGTGAGAATGGCTCTGTTACTAAGTGGGTTGATGGGGTGATGGTACGACCTTGCTTGCATGGTGGGTTACTTCATGTGGATGAGAGTAGTAAGAACTCTCCAATCACTAATCAAATATTCCAATCAGTAGCAGAGGCTAAGAGTACGCGGTGCTTGTTTCGCTATGGTCATGAGGATGAGACTCAGATTCGTGTGCCTATCCATAATGAATTTATGATGGTAGCTACTGATAATGTGAGGGGTACTGGTGATAACCAAGATAGGTATACAGCGACCGAAGTTCAGGACGTTTCCTTTCTTAATCGCTTTTGTTACAAGTACCGAAAGGACTACATGGAGCCAAGTGCAGAGGTGTACATGCTTACCCAAAACTATCCTTGGGTCACCACTACGTTGGCTGAACTCATGGTAAAATTTGGGAACCTGATTCGTGAGGGTGTGCGTAATGGGGCTATTGAGTTAGTGTTTTCTATGCGAGAGCTAGAGTACTGGGCAGACGGTATCTTAGAGTTTGAGGGGGATATCATGAGTGCTCTTGAGAACACTTATGGCTCTCTACTGACTAGTGGTACAGAGAAAGATATATACCAAAAGGCTCTTCTAGATGTAGGTTTGTTAGATAATATCAAAAGAGCAGACAGTGCTGGTTCTACCGACAGTGGGCCTAAACTACCGTTTTAGAAACTACTAACATGTTAGTAACTTATTGGAGATTAGAATATTATGATTATTAATTACCATGCTGAAATGCACTACGCGAGGATAATCAGTAGCGATGCTGGGCTGGAGTTTCATGTCGAGCAGGGACTAACTACCCCTTATACTGATTTTGCAGGTATTTATGTACCCCCTATGAACCCATTATGGGAAGTAACAAGCTTTGACTACAAAATGTGGTGGTTCTACGTTATACATGAGTGCTTCCACAACAAGCACAAAGATGATCTAGTAGTCATGAAGGAGAAGAACATTGATACAGGATCTTTCTTAGGAACTGTTCACAATATAGTGGTAGATTTCAAGATAGAGACAAGGAATCGTGGGGAGTATGCTGGTCGGGATAAGATAGTACATGATGCCCGTTATGCCTTTGCTTCCGAGAAAATCTACGGTAACATGGCACATCATAGTGATAACGGTGGTCGGAGCGACAAGCTACAAGCCGTTTGGGTACTTGACAGTATATGTCGGATACCTTGGATACCTAAGTATGCTACTGATGAGTTGGAGCGACTATTATCGCCGCAGGGATTAGTGTTCTTAGAAACATTACTACGTTGGCCTAACCTACTGGAGAAGTATTCGGAGCAGGAGACAGGTCTGGATAGCTATGAGGTTACGTCAGAGATAGTCAAAGCACTGGACGAGATAGGTGAATCAGACGGGGACGGTTCAGGGGACGGTGAGGTAGAGCTTCCACAAGAGGGCGAGGGTGCTGCTGATTCAAAGGAGGGTGATGGGGAGGCTAACGAGAGTGGGAAGAAGTGGGTTAAGTTCTCAGAACTGCTGATGGATGATCACGCAGAGAGTCCTTCTGGATGTAAAGAGGGTATGAGTATTTTATACGATGCCTTGGACTATGGGCCTAGTGATGCATGGGTTCCAATGGACATTGAGGAGACTGATCTTAGTGCTAATCGATGTGCCTTTGATCTAACACCTGAACCATTTGTGACGGGTATCAGTAAATGTCAGTTATCTAAGTCTATCAGGAGAGAGCTACAGGTGTTCTCTAGGCAGCGTTGGGAATCTCAACAGAAGAGGGGTAGATTGCACAGCAAATCGTTGCACAAGGTGTCTGTAGGCAGCGACAAGGTCTTTCGGAAGAAGAGTAACAAAAAGACGACAAAAGAGTTAGCCATTATGGTGCTGACGGACTGTAGTGGTTCTATGTGTGGTCATAAGTACGAGAATGCGGCAGTTGCTTCACATGCTATTGCAGAGGTGGCTCAAGCCTTGCAAACTAAGGTAGGTGTATATGGATTTACGACACACAGTAAGAAGACAAACTACATACACACATTTAAAGCATTTGAGAAGAAATTAGATACGACAGACTTTGTCGAAAGGTTCTGTAAAGCTGATAAGATGATGTTTAGTAATGCTGACGGAGACTGCTTACTCTGGGGTGCATCAAAACTACTGTCCGTTAAGGCTTCTCGACGGATTATGTTTGTTCTGTCTGATGGGAGTCCAGCAGGGAGTGATAGACATGGAAATAGATCAGATGCTCTGTATTCTTTTACCAAAAAAGTGATAAAGGATATAGAAAACAACAGCCCCATAGAGGTGTATGCTATAGGGATTGAGGATTCCAATGTTGAGGATTTATACGCAAACAGTGTTGTAATTAACGATTCTAGAGAGTTAGAGGGTAAGCTATTGACTGTTCTCAGGAACAAAGTCATCAACGAAATGTAATTAATAGGAGAATGGAGAATATTATGAATACTATCACCCCAATGTACAGTGATAAAGGATATAAGGTTGAATATCAGTGCATACATGAAGACGAGTCTAGTCGTATGTTTGTTAGTTATGGCACGAACATTGCACTCTTAACGAACCAAAACGTGTTATACATAGACGAGAATAAGTGGGACTATTCTAGAACTACCATCAAATACTTATGTAAGTTTCTAGGTTTTAGGCACAGTAGGTTTCATATTGAGAGGCTACTAGACCCCGTAACAGAGTGTCCTGACTACCCAGAGGTAGAAGAGCTAGATTTAGCGAGTGTAGATACTCACGGGGGGTGTCTGAAATGAGACTACAACCACATGAGTTCATGAATCATGCCCCTGACGAGGCTGGTACGAAGGTAAGAGTTAACCATAACAGTACTAATTGTAGTGGTAACTCAACTAGTATGGTCATAGAGAGGAAAAATGATGGCACAGTTAGTGCTAAGTGTTTCCGTTGTGGTCAGTGGGGAACAGACAAGAATGGTAGTAAGCCTAGTATGTTTTCTGCTCCTAAGAACATAGATAGATCCGCTAATACGCCTAATGACTTAGTGCATGAGTGGGCTAAGTGGGACGTTAGAGCGACGACTTATGTGAACCAGTTTGGTTTCTCCGAAGAGGTTACTACGTTGGCTGGCATTGGTTGGAGTCCTCATCGCAGAAGGTTAATAATTCCAGTAAGTAATCGCACGGCTGAGAACGCTGGTTGGATAGCAAAGAGTTTTGATGATCATCCAAGATACTATACACGAACCAACACACCAGAGAATATGTACTGGCAGCGAGAGGTAGACACCAGTGAGGTCTTGGTTGTTGAGGATGTGTTATCAGGGATACGAGGTAGTGAAGGGTTATCATCGTTTGCTCTCCTTGGTACTAGCTTAACTAATAAAATGACTAGGGAACTTTCTCGGTACAATAAGTTCTATATATGGTTAGATAATGATAATTCAATAGTAAAACAGAAACAATTAGAGATATTTAATAAGTTGTCTCTATTTGGAGAAGTAAAGATGATTAAGTCTAATAAAGAAGTAAAGGAATTAGGTATTGACAAGATAAAAGATATACTATATAAATAAGATATACATATATATAGTAATAAATATAGATTAATATAACTACTGATAATAGGAGAAATATATAATGGTTAATGACATAGATATTCTTAGTATGCTTAAGAATAGAGATAAGTATGAGAGGTTCTATCCTTTCGTCAAAGAAAACTTCTTGACTAGGGAAGGTGAAGCTTTGGGTGGAAGTATAAACAAGTATTTTAAGGAAGATGTTCTTAAGAGCATACCTACATTAGATTGGTCGAAGTTTAGTATTTGGTTCTTTCTCAAGAATACTATGATGAACCATGACATGAAGGCTAACTACAAGGATATCTTTTCTACTCTTACGTCTCACGTTGTTGATACTGTTTACGAGCAGAGTATCGTAGAGATGTTGACTGTAAAATCATATGCATCTAACATAGGTAAGTTAGCTATGAGTATCGCAGATGGTTCTTCTGAGGATGGGTTGGATACCATTGGTGAGTTGGTTGATGAGGGTGTTACTCAGATCCGTGAGTTAGATGTTACCGAAGATCCACACCAAGCTCATGCTACTATGGACTTTTTGTTTAATCCTAACGCTAACAATGCGCAACTACTGGAGTTCAGTTTGGGTGGGTTGAGGGATGCTTGTACTGGGGTTAGGAAAGGTGACTTTGTTATACTAGGAGCACATCCTGATAGTGGTAAATCTACTTTCTTAATGAGTGAGGCAGCACACTTCTTAAAGCAACTACCTGACGATAAAGTCATTTTGTATCTCAATAACGAGCAGTCTTCGTATCAGATGCTTCATCGGTTACTAAGTGCAGTGTTGTCTGTCCCTGACTATGAGATTGAGCTAGACCCGTTAAAGTACACCAAGAAATATAAGGACTTAGGGGGTGATCGAATCATATTGTTTGATGGTTGTCATACTACTAAGTTTATAGAGCAGCGGATTCAACGGTATGAGGGTAGGATAGGTGCTATAATGATTGATCAGTTGTGGAAGGTTCGGTCTGGGGGTAACGGGAAGGGTAACGAGTTCTTACAGTTAGCTAGTACCTTCGCTTGGGCTAGAGAGTTAGCTAAGAAACATGCACCTGTAATCACAGCGCACCAATGTGATGGGACTTCCTTGAATGAGCAGTATCCTGACATGGGTAGTTTGTATGGCTCAAGAGTAGCTATGCAGGGTGAAGCTGATGCTATAATTATGTTAGGAAGAGATCCAACGGACTTAGACCCTACCCTGAGATACATTGGCGTTCCTAAGAACAAACTCAAGGCTAAAGATCCTACTGCTAGAAACAATAGATTTGTAGTCAAGATAGATCACGAATTAGTTAAGTTTAACCAGATATAGAGGTGGTGAGTGATGAATACATTATTAGTTATATCTGTATTGGGTTTACTTCTTGTATCCTTAACAGATGTTAGTGTAAGATATCGAGATAATTTGCGGGGTGGCAGCACTCTAACCATTAACGTAACGGAGAAACCACATGATTAAACAGTACAGTATAATAGACTTAGAGGTAAGCATAAGGAACAGGGGCGAACAAGCTATAGGTGGCTTACAAGCTTCTCCATACCATCCCGATAACGAGATTGTTCTTTATGGTTCTACGAACTTACTATCTGCACTAGACTATGTTTGGTCTTTAAACCAGAGTGAGCAAGAGAAATGGTTAGATCAAACGTCTAACTATCATGTACACCAATCACATAAGCAGTTGCTAGACATACTTCTTACAGCAGATGTGCTAGTAGGGCAGAACATTAAGTTTGATTTGCTTTGGTTGTTACGAGAGCATCCTGCTGATGTTCTGGTCTTTCTAGAGAAAGGGGGTCAGATCTGGGATACACAACAGGCAGAGTATTTACTCTCAGGCCAGCAGGAGATGATGGCTCCTTTGTCTAGTAAGTACAACAAAGAAGGGGAGATGTCTCGCGAGGGGTTATCCCGTAAGTATGGGGGTACAGAGAAGGATGATAGGATTAAAGAGTACTGGGATAATGGCATTGACACATCAGACATACCCCTATCAGAGTTAGTAGAGTACTGTGAGTATGATCTTAAGAACACAGCTATGGTTTTTTTAGGACAGGAGAGAGCAATGCGAGAGATGGGTGAGGATTTCACTCACTTAGTGGGGTCTCAGATGGAAGCTATCATTGCTACTACAATAATGGAACACAACGGTATGGCCTTTGACGTAGATAGAGCAGCTATAACTGCTAATGAGTTAGCGACTACCTTTGATACGCTAGTAACAACCTTGACGGATAGTGTACAGGTCGAGTTTGACATACAGAACGACAGTGCTTATAGTGTCCCTCTAGAGAGCTTAAATCTAAACAGTGTACAGCAACTGAA